TGAACCTCGTTCTATGGTGGGTAGTACTCCTATTCGCTCTGCGATCGAGAAGCACGGTGTTACATCAAATTTTACTAAGCCAGTGATGTCGGGTTGGCGCCCGTGGAGAATTGCTGCGCTAGGTATGACTGATCCAGTTTCACAAATGCGCCCAGATGTCGTTAGAAAGTGCGGAGACGCGTATTTAAACGATATTAGGAAGAAAGTTACCATGAAAGCTAGGAAGAGCATGTTGCAGAAATATGACGAATTTACTGCTCTTAATGGTGCTAATGGTATTGCTTTCCTTGATGGCGTGAAAAGAGGTACCTCAGCTGGTGCCCCTTATAGCAAAAGCAAGAAACATTTTATTGAGAAAATGGAGCCCGAGAGAAATCTTCAGGATCCTATAAAACTCAACAAAGAAATGAGTGATCGTGTCGAGAATATCAGGAAGATGTATGCTTCTGGTACTCGATACCAACCTGTTTTTACCGCACATCTTAAAGACGAAGCTGTATCACAGAAGAAGGCTCAGAGTGGAAAGACTCGAGTATTTTGTGGTGCTCCTTTCGATTGGAGTATAGTAGTGCGAGAACTGTTTCTTAGTCACGTACGATTAATTCAGAACTATAAAGTTGAGTTTGAATGTGCAGTTGGTACAGTGGCTCCCTCTACGGAGTGGGGTGACTTGTACAATTACATTACTCAACATGGTCCTGAACGAATTATTGCCGGTGATTATGGTGCTTATGATAAACGTATGCCTCCGATATTGATGCTTGAAGCATTCAAGATCTTGATTGATTTGGCCGTAGATAGCGGAAATTATACTGACGAGGATATTACGTCTATGTGGTGTGTTGCTTATGATACCTGTTATCCACTTGTGGATTTTAATGGTGATTTGGTAACTTTCTGGGGATCTAATCCCTCTGGACATCCACTCACCGTAATTATTAATTCTATTGCGAATTCCCTTTATGTTCGTTACACGTACCACGAGAGTGGTCATGATTTGTCGACTTTTAGTGACAATGTGTCTTTATTGACGTATGGTGATGACAACATTATGGGTGTTAGCGAAGATTGTGAGGGATTTGATCACACTGTTATTCAGGATGCTTTGGCCAAGATTGGTGTTGTGTACACTATGGCTGATAAGTTATCAGAATCAATTCCTTTTATTCACATTAATGAT